CAACTAGGTGGTGGTGGCGGCGGTTCCGGTGGTGGTGGCATGGTAAATGTTTAAACAACAATGGGTTAGCAGAGCCGGAGTGCGAGTGCTAAATGTTTAAACAAAGATAACAAAATTGTTATGAATTATTTTTAAAATGTGCTTGACTACGCACGAATAGGGCATGAGATGATAGGTCTTGTGTTGGTGAGAGATGCAGGTCTAACCAGCGTAATCACCAACACACCTAACATAACAGAAAGGCTGGACAAATGGCACAGTACAGAGTGCAAAGAAAGGCAACCGTTTGGGCTGAAACAAGCAAGATGATTGAAGCATCAAGCGAAGCCGAAGCAATTAAAAAAGCAGAAGCCATGTTTGAGAGTGGCAATTATGATGAAGTGCATGAGTCATGGGATTGGGATAAATCCTATTGGACACAAGTACAGGAAGCGAGCGCCTAATGTACACAGATGAACAGGTGGAGAACATGTGGAAACAGGGCGACAATAAGAAGCCCTATCTGCTAGTCCTTTACAACAAGGCAACAAAGAAAGAGTGGGAACCGCAGACTTTCTATGCAGAAAGTTTGAAGCAAGCAAAGGCGCTAGCCATTGAGTGGCAAGTGCGTTTTTGTGGGCAACAGATGCGGGTTCAATCAGTACAGGTGGTGAGTTAATGAAAACTTATCAAGTAAATCTGACTGCAACATCCAATTACCTAGCCAAGATAAAGGCTAACTCCCTTAAAGAAGCATGGGAAAAGGTTAACCAACTAAACATAAATGATTATCAAATGCTAGATGGCAACCCTGACCTTGTAGAAGTAAAGGAGATTGTTTAATCATGCTGGAAATTAGGAACCAAGTCATTGCAAAGATTGCTTACCACTTACGCTTAGAACAAGCAGGCAGAACATGGAAGCAAGGCACAGTCAGTTATCACAAGAACAAAGCAGAAGCATACAAAGAAGTACTGGCTATGCTTGACCAAGCAAAGGTAGGTGTTTAAACATGGCTGCCATTAAAGTTAGCAAGCATCTCCACATTGACCGAGTGTGGACAAAGGACATCACTTTCACATACCAAGGGGATGAATACTATGTCCATCTCCTATGGGATGAGCGTGAAGGCTACAAAATGTGGTGGTTTAAAGATGAAAACCACGCTGAGTACAACCTTGAACCTGAGTGGGTTCCTACCTATCAACCAAGTGAAGGGGATGATGGGCAATACAATTTAGCAATTCAACTGGATGCCTTATGCATAGACAAAGGCGAAGGATTGATTGTTAAACATACAAACAACCGTTTAAACACAACAGAACTGGAGTCGCTATGACGGTGCAAGTGTACGAAAATGGCGTACTAATTTGGTACGACACAGCAAACGCATTGGATGGTGTATTGCGTAGGGTTGGCAACCTTGCACATGCGTATCCACAAGATGGTTTAATTCAATCGGTTGCGGTTGATGCACAAAAGATACGAACCGAAATCAATACTGCTATTGAAAACAGATGGCATCACAAACCTGCAAAGGAGAGTGTTTAAACATGGCTAATCATCCAGCAACCAAGGGTGTTGTCCTTTATCCTGACGGAACATACGCACGCAGGGTATTTGACTCACTAGAAAAAATGCAGGAAAGTGTGGGCGGACTTATTGAAATCATGCGTTTGCCTAACGCAACTGCATACATAAATGAGGAAGGCAAGATACATGACCTTGACTTCAACAACAACGCAACGCTGCTATGCCTACTGGCTGGCAACATTACATACTGGGACAACATCAAAGGCAACATGATTGTTGTTGGCACAGATGATGGTGAAGGGTACGACACAGACATCTCGGACTATTGGTTAACAACTATTGAAACCTTTTGGGAACCGAGAGAACTACATGAGTGGGAGAAGGCAGCATGAAACCTAACGAAGCAAGCAAGTACAATCCCCTGATTAAAGAAACCGCAAAGCCATCAAGACAGATGCGTAAGCGTAAGTTTAAACGCAGCACCCTGACCACCCGTGGAGTTAAGACGGTGGCAGCAACAGCGTTTGTACTGGGCTTACTCATTGGCTATCAAGCAGCACCAAGTACAGCCATCTCATCAGCCAGCCCACCGCAGCCAGCGGTGGGGTTGGTTGCCTACCATACTAACGACTTCCAATTACATGCAATCAATCTGCTAATGCAACGCAATCAAGTAGAACAATGGTCTTGTTTGTGGGCGTTATGGACTGCCGAAAGTAATTGGCGAAATAAAGCAGAGAACAAATCTAGTGGCGCATACGGTATCGCACAGTTTATGCCAGCCACATGGAAAAATGTTGGATACGAAAAGACATCTGACGGTTTCATCCAAGTCCGAGCAGGACTTGCTTACATTGACCACCGCTACGCAGGTTCCCCGTGCAAAGCATACGCACACTTCCTTGCCAAGCGGTGGTATTGATGTCGTTTAAACCACAACATCATAGAGTAATAGCAAGCAAAGAAATAGCAGACCTTTCATACAATTATCTTTCGTATAACTCAACCGAGTTTGCGAAGGGTAATTGTGTGGGGATTGATACGGAATTGTTTTATCCTGAGAACAACGAACTAACAACAGACCAGCGAGCGTTGTTTAAACGGATGTGCGGTGATTGTCCAGTCAAAGCCATGTGTTTAGAGTGGGCATTGTGCCATGAACGAGAAGGGATTTGGGCAGGCACTAGCCCCCATGATAGAAGGCGGATACGACACGCTCAAAGGATTGGAGTTGCTGACCCATCACTTGCAAGCAAGCATCTAATCTGATAAGTTTTACCCTGAACAACACCCAATGGTTCCAGTCCCAGCGGGTGTTGTTCCTTTTATAGCCCTAGTTCTTTAGCAAGCATAAAGACTTCATCACTTAAATCATCAAGAGTTCCATCATTATAGATTACATGTTTAAACAAATGATTATCCATTGCATGCTCTGAGATGTGATGATTAACTGGTGCGTGGTTATGACGATTGATACGCCATACATCACCACCTTTATTCTGAATAGCCTTGGCTTCATTAGGAAAACGCACATCAGAAAATACTACTCGCTGGTATTCGGCTGCTCGTTTAAACGCTTGGTCAATCCAAAATGTTTCACCAAATAATTCACGACCAACATCAGTTCCAAATACTTGCAGCAATCTACGGACTTCTGCATTGCCCTTGGCTACATCCCAACCATACTCATCAACTAAATCTGCAACACGATTACCACTTTCAAGAAAAGGGTTTAATGTATAGACAGCATCACGCATAGGTAAAGCAAATGAAATCCTTTTGAACCCATAGTTTAAACACAATAATTCTGCAACTGTATCTTTACCTGATTGGGCGTAGCCCGATAGTCCAATTATCATTGCCATCTCACTTTCGGATAGAGAGTTATGTGAATAAAAAATACAAGAAAATCTAAATGTAAACAGCGAGCAAGCACCCTTGCATCATTGGTTCCGTCTATAAATTCTACAACTGGGTAGAAATCAAAGCCCACTCCAAAAGCATGTATGCTGTTTAAACGCACATTGATAGTCAGTCTGCCAAAGTCTTTCACTCTTGCCTCTGTGTTTCTGCTCTTGCCTGAGCGTTTGACCTGACTATTCTCCTACGGTTTGACCAAATAGGTGGCTCTCCACCCAGTCTATCTTGAAGTTTCTTGATAGCCCTATGCACCCGCTTACGCAATGCTTCCTCGGTCATTTCATACACAACTGCTAACACATCAAAGTCCATGCCACCATTAGCGTATCGTTGCCGGAGAAGGTTCTTATCTTGCTCGTTTAAACCACGCAATCCATTGGCTACATCCGATAGCAAAGCAATCCTACTATTACCTTCGTTAACCTTAGATGTTTTACTGACGAACTCACTACTCAAATCAGGCGTATCCAACCAGCCTTCATAGTCCCATACATCTCGTAATAATTGATGCAAGATTTCAGGTGTGTAATAAAAGTAATCACTTGTAGATACACGGGACTTGTAAGCACGCTCTTTCGTAACAAACTTCTGCGCTTCATTAGCATAGGTACGGCGCAGTTTAAACGCTAAAGATTGTTGTTCGTTCCACTCATCAATCTTGTGCCAATGGGATAAAGCCCAAACAATTAGATGTTGAAAGATGTCCTCAACAGGCACAGCATTACGGTTTATTTTGGCTGAGTACCTTGATGCGGTGCGTGCCAACTTGTAAACCGTATCCCACAATGGGGACTTCTCAACATCCTGCAATTCCACACTTACTCCTTTATTATTAAATCAATCCAGTACTGTTTAAACATCATAGCACTAACTCTGACCACAAGGTCACGCTCGTTTGTGTCGTGGCGAACATTAAACTCAGGCATCAATCCACCTAGTTCTTTAACTGGTATCAATAAAGTTCCGTCAGTAAATCTAAAACAAATGCGGTGAAAGGTATCAGGATTGTCTAGGTATGGCGGGCTAATCAGCATCTGTTGCAACTTATTAAATGGAAAGATTGCTGACTTACTGCTATCTATGGACAGCCACTTAATTTCTATGTCGCCTAAATAATTTTCTCTACCGTTATCATGCAACCAAGTTAGATGGAAGTCAGTAAAGTAAAACCTAGGCGTAGGATAGAAGCGCCAGTTTGGATAGAGCCTAGATAAAGCGTGAACGGCAGCAGTTTCCCGTCTGCCGTCACCGCCCACCTGACGGATAGGTTCCAAAAAATCAGGCATAGTGTTTGTTATTAACTATGAATTGACCCTTGTGTAGATACACAGGAGTAGGAAATACTTGACGGTCTTTAACTGTTAATAAACCAAAGCCTTGTTGCCAGTTAGCAGAGCCACCCACATAATGGGCAGCGTTTAAACGCATCATGTTTCCTACTTCAAAACCATACAACTGTTCAGTAACTTTTCCATTAAGTGATGTAGTAAACGCTTGTAAACCCAAACGGTGCGTGTGTCCACAGACGACACTTTTGCCATAGCGTTTTGCTAAATTCATTGCAGTTCCGCCCGCAATACGACTCATAGCACCTTCATCCCCATGGGCTAGTATCCAATTTGGCGCTAGTTCTACCGGCTTACGGTGCAATGTAATGTTTAAACGGTCAAGGTCAAGCATTTCCTCTATGGTTAAACTACTAAGACTACGAAGTGCTGGTGCAAATTGCGACACATACTTCTCAACTCTTATGTCGTGGTTGCCAGTCTTAAAATGAATAGGTCTGCGACCCATAATGTGGCGTAGGTCTGCTAATAAATCTGTTGCTTCATTAACCGAACCTTGTAAAGTTTTTGCATACTCACCAGCATTACCCCTTGACCAACGGCTAGGTTCAGGTTGGTCAATCCAATCTCCCACTATCCACAGTTCATTGGGTTTGTAATCCCAAATGAAATCGTGGAGTAGAGCGACTGCTTTTCTATCTTGAAACGGTACTTGATAGTCACTCAGTACCACGATTTTTTTAATCATGTGTTTAAACTCCTGCTCGTTTTCGTAGCCCGTCAGCGCCCTCAGTTAAGAACACATCATTTACATCACACCCCTCAGGCATGAACACGGGAAATACATTGTCTAGTTCACGGGATAAACTCTTTGCCATCTCACGACCAGCATTATCACCATCACAAAACAATAAAATCTTTGACCAATCTGCTAACACTCTGCCATAAAATGGTTTCCAGTTATTAGCCCCCGGAAGTCCGACAGCACTAAAGCCTGCTTGTGTAGCAATCATTGTGTCTATCTCACCTTCACATACAACTAATAAATCACTCTCTTGGAATAGAGCAGCAATGTTGTAGATGTGTGTACTAGCCC